ATTCTGAGGTATCTTCAACGTGCTACCCCATTGTCTCAGTTGTCTTAATGAGATACATGGTTGACCCGCATGAAAGCTACCAATCCAATCCCATAAATGAAACCTCTTGATAAACTGTGAGGTTATTCTTTTGTTACCAATGTGATCCCACTCGCCTATGCGTTTAAGTCTTTCAACTATGCTAGGCAAAGACATTTGTAAATTATTGTTATACTTTATATTTACAATAGTCTTAGGATATTGTTTAGTATGAGGATCGTAGAGTTCATCATACACAGCTTTACGTATACGTTTACCATTGAATACAATATACTTTGCCTCAGCTAAATCAAGATACACATCTTCATCAAGCCATTGAATTGTGGTAGAGGATTCGCCGCTAGGCACATACCCATATCTAATATCTTTTAGATGTAAATTTTTAGGTACTCCTGCTTTGTGAGGATCTGCCCATACGTATTCATCTTTGCCTTTGATATTTTTTCTCCAACCTAGAACTTTAGTTTTACCAAAGTCTTTAGTACGATTAGATAAAGATATTCCAAAAGTGATTGGCTCATTCCAATAATAACACACGTTAGGTTTAAAGTAATCGTTGCTCATGCTCTGTTCCCCACTATTTCTTCACTGATTAGACAACCCACACCAACAGGATTATCTTCGCAAAGGTCTATGATTTCTTCTTTGTCCATCTGGTATAAGTCTTGCATATTTAATGCTTTACCATTCCACATGGTTTCATCTGCGTCTTGCTTTGGTAAAGGTATTTTAAGTTCTTTGTTTTGAATACTAACACCATTAGCTAGAGGTGTAGTCTTCCTTATAATACCATTGTTGTAATGTCCATAGTGTCTAGATGATATACCACCATAGCTATTGTAACCCCAATCCTCATCTTCGTAACACCACTTACTATCTGATACATCTTTGATCGTATCAGTTTTGTCGTCATAGTATTTGTCACGTTTGCCATAAGTCGTGGGCTGTATGGAATAGGTATTGGACAACCAACCTACATTCTCCATGTCAGTACCCTCATCACGATTGAAGATAACAAACTCTTTGGTCTTGCCATCAAGAAACAATAGTTTGTCTGTACCAATTAAGTCCTCAATCATTTCTTGCCATTCTGCATTGTGCAATAATTTAGGATTAGCTGAAAGTTGTGGTCGCAATACCCACTTAACAAATTGATGAGTATCAGATTTGTTACTATCAATCATTGGTGTAGGTAGTTGAGGACCATTGTGCATTACCCACATATCTCTGTCGTCACCCTTTGCTCTTGATAGAACTTGGAATGGGTGAGACATAGCTTTGTTGGTATCGCCATTAGTTGCAAATCTAAAGTGAATACCCATTGGTATATCCATAGATTTATATTTATCCCAAATCTTTTCAATGTCATTGAAAGTCTTTGGAACTATCTTGTGAGTGTGTAGTTTGCCCTTATTGACAAACATAACACCAAAGCCATCAGAATTATTCTCATAAGCTGTTTCAAGCAAACGAGTAGATAATTGTTTTGGTTTGTCGGTTTGAATAATCAAACACATATGTTACCCCCTTTGGTTAGTAATTAATTCATCATCAGTAACAACAACGCTACGTGATGGTTTCATATCCTTGACATAGCTTTTACGAATAAGCCAAGCCAATAAGTTAGGATATAAAGATCGCTGTTCTGGTTGAGATACATAGCGATTAAATGCTGAGTAATGTAAACTTGTAGTCGTGCAATTAGTTTGCTTGACAAAGTTTACCATAGCATCAGTAAATTCCAAGACACGATAAAAGCCATGTTTTGCAATATTAGATCTGAATATTCGAAGCTCAATAGTCGCATGATGATTTGTATTCACAGCTTCATATTTTTCGCCTGTAGGTCTTAAAACATCAGATACTTTTTTAGGCGATCTCTTTGCCCATTGCTCAGAAGATCGACCTGCAATATGGTTAATAAAATCCCTGTTAATATCATCATTGATAAATACAAGTATCTTACCAATATTGAGAGGTGTCAATGACTTCCTACCAATATGAATATGAAGTCCTGCTGTATCTGTATTCCAACCCTTTAGATTATCTTGACATAATCTTGAATTGAAAAACTCTTCCCATTTGGTTTTGTGATACTTGAAAGAACTTGGACCTGTTACAATCTCAAAGCCATTATCAAGTGAGCCATCAGATTTACAAATAGCAAAACCATTAAACATACTGTTAATGCTTTCAGCAATATCATATGGACAATCACGTCTACGTTCAACCTCTAACTCAATACCATAATAATCTACAGTATTTTCATTATGTAATTTGTTGAAACCACAATATTCTAGTACATCAGTATCATAACTGTAAGTGCCAGAACTATCATCATAGTCGTGATCATCTTCATCATAATCATCATTATGTCTGTAAGTATCACTACTTTCAGAATAGTAATAATTGTCATTACAACAACCCTCACAAACATGACGATCCCCATGATCTGCTGAATAACTGTCATCATTCCACATTGTAATACCACAATCATCACAATTACTAATTTCATTGTAAGATAGAAAGTTACTCACAAATAGTTGATGTCTGTCCATGTTAAACCCTTTAAGTCTTTCATGTACTTCTTCAATATCATCAATACCATAATTACTAGGTAATTGAGATCGTGTAAATAAAGTACCAATCTCAGTATTTGTTAGACCAAGATCAGTACGTAAATAATATAATAAAGTCATGTTACCTCACACAATTTATTACAAATACTAGCCCATCTAATATTTGAAAAAGCCAATCATAAATATATAATTAGCTTTGTCAAGTATTATTTTTCTTGTTCAGCTTTTTCAATCATAACATCATCATAATCATTTTCAGATAATAATTCTTGATGCTCTTGTTGAAACTCTAAAACCCAATCTGTAAAACTTACAACCATTGTTTTATACCTCTATCAACTTGTTGAAATTCAATACTCAAATCCTTGTTTATTTGGTATTGTTCATCATGGGTTAAGTTATCCCAATCATTGTCAATGGTTTCAGTTTCATCAATATTAAGTTTTTCTAAAACTTCCTCAGCATTGATACAAGGGTTAAAAGCTTTTTTGTATCGTCTTTTATATTTATTCATATTACCTCACTATATATTATTTCTGTTTTTCCACTCTTTATAGGTTTCGTTATCCATATTAATAGGATCGGTTATACCATAACCATACCATTTTAATAATGTAACCATTTCAGATAATGGGGGGTTAGTCGTATTGACTAATTTTTTAGCGATTGTATGTTCTAATTTTCTTTTATCAATTAGACTTTCAATTTTCATAATACCTCACAATCTATTTGAACATTTTAAGCCAAGCTGGTTTTCTTCCTTTTTTGGCTCTTGCTTGTTCGATTACCTCATTGACTTTATGTCTATGAAATCCATTAATTCTAGCTTCAGAACAATCAACTTTATGATTTGGATACCTAGTCGAAATCTTGTTAGATTCTGAAACATCTAACCATTCCTCAGAACTTTGATGAAAAACCAAAGTCTTGCCAATAGGCATCATTTTTTGCGAATACACACTATTCGCATTAGCGTATTTAGTCATGCAATACCTCACTTTTTTGCGTTATGCTTTACAGCATATCAGAATAAAAAACCAAGTCAACAACTATTTTAAAAACTTATCCACAACCTGTGGATAACTTTTAAACCCATGCGTTTGGCAATAGGATCAACTAGGTCTTTCAACCTTGCTACAAAACCCATTATAGACATAATTATGGCACAAATAAGGCAAGTCTTATATCATGTTTGCATACCTGATATGCAAAAAACGCATACGCAAAACCCCTTGCTGATACTCACAAGCACTTGACAACTTGTCGCATGGCAGAATGTCGCACTCTATCTGGGGTGGGTGGTCGGTTAGGCGAGGTGGGGGGAGGCAAAAATCTACGCACATACACATACACATATGCACCTCAAAAAATTTTTTCAAATTTTGACGTTTTTTTTTAGTTAGGGGAGAGGAACGCTTTTTGTGTGAAGTATGTGTGTGATATGTAGCGTTTGAATCCTCTCCCACTATACAGGAGACGTATGATCTTTCGACCATACAAGCATATTATAGCCTACCTAGTCTTGTATTTCAATACCATTTGCGTTATAATATTTATATGGCTAAAGGCGATACACTAACTCCACAACAAGAGCAGTTCTGTCAAGAGTTTATCAAAGACTTGGCGGCTGTTCCTGCAGCAATTCGCGCTGGATATGGCGAACAACATGCAAAGAAAAACGCATGGACTATGATCCGTAATCCACTAGTGGCAAAAAGAATATCTGAACTTAAAGCCGAACAGACAAAGCGTACTAAAATTGAAGCGGATGATATATTGCGCCGCCTAGTACGTATCGCTGAGAAGACTGAGCAGGAAGGCGATTACAACGCGGCTATCCGCTCCCTTGAATTATTAGGTAAACATCAAGCTATGTGGACTGATAAGAATGTAACTGAGATGAATGTGCAAAACGCATTCTCTACTGGCAACTCCGAGGAAGATATCGAACGCGATGTTGAACGTCTAAAGAAAATTGCTGCACCAAAACTAAAAATTGTAGGAGGTAAATAATGGTAACTGTAGATAATAGCCTAGAAACAAGAAAAAAGTTTCGACATGGAGATAGAGATACTAACAAGAAAGAAAGTAAAATTAAAAAAGAAATAGAATCTAAAAATAAAACTACACCAGAACAAGACGCTGGTATGAAAGACACAAAGAAAAAAGCACAAGAATTAAATAAAGCTGCTAACAAAAACTTTCAACCAAAAAAAGAACCAGCAACTGCCATGGATAAATATGGCGATCAACTAAAAGCTTTATTATCTAATAAAGAGAAACTTGTTGGCACTGCAGTTGAAGGCGATAGTAGAAATAAATATCAAATTCAAATAAATGAATTAAAGAAAAGAATGAAAGCCGATGGTATGAAGTTTAATTCTTTATTAAAAGATGTAAAGAAACAAGAACGTGAAGGCCAATTTGATAGAGGAGCAGAAGGTAAAACTAAAAATAAACTTCGTCAAAAAATGCAGTCAGAAGCAATCGGTGGAAGTAGAGGTAGATAATGTCAAACTTTACAACCAATGATAAGATAGATAATCCTATTAATAAAATCAAAAGCATGGCTTTAGGCAAAGCTGACAAAGCTGCATCTAAAATACCAGGTTATACTAAAGTAAAAAACATAACTAACAAAATAAAAAATGCTGGTTTTTCTGTAGATGTAGGTAAAGATAAAGTAGGAATTAAATTCGAGAAAAAGTTTTAATGGCAACAATAAACGTAACAGGAGACGTCAACATGGTATTGCATCCAAACTTAGATATATACGATCCAGAGAATCCACCACAAGACGCCTTTACGCAACTTGTGATATGGGGAGATGAAGTATATGTCCTTAACGACTGAAGATAGAAACGCTGCTACAAGAGTAGCAATACAACAGGCAAGAGATGATCTATTAGCATTTGTTATGCTAATGAATCCATCCTTTAGTGTTGGGCCGCATCACAGATTACTTTGTGATCAACTGATGAAGATCGCAAGTGGTGAGTCAGATAGACTCATGGTGTTTGTTGCCCCCCGTTCTAGTAAATCTTTAATTACATCTACATACTTTCCTGCATGGGCACTTGGTAAGAATCCATATTGGCAAGAGATAGCTGTATCACACAGTGATGATCTAGCAACAAGGTTCGGCCGCGCCATACGTGATATTATAAATACCCCACAATACAAATCTATCTTTCCGCAAATAAATATTCGTAAAGACAATCGTTCTGCAAACAGCTGGAGTCTACAACATAAAGGAAAAGATGCAGGATCTTTTTTAGCAGCTGGTTCAGGATCTGGTATTGCAGGTTTTGGTGCACACTTAGCCATCATAGATGACCCAATATCAGAGCAAGATGCGTTTTCTAAAGCTAGAAGAGAAGCTTTGAACGAATGGTATGCGTCTGGTTTACGTACAAGGCTTATGCCTGGTGGTAAAGTTGTCATAGTTATGACACGATGGCATGAAAGAGACTTAGCTGGACACTTATTATCGCTAGAAGATAGCTCTCCTATGTCAGATACATGGGAAGTTGTGCGTATTCCTGCACTAAATACTACAGAATCACTAGAAAAACTAGAAGATGCTAGGGAAAAACTGGTAGAACAGGGCTATTTATCAGAAAATTACACAGAATTACAGTTAGGTGAGTCATTTTGGCCAGAATCTGACGCAAAAAACGGCTTTCACTGGTCAACAGAGGAGATAATCCGTACAAAAAACAACACACCACCCTTTAAATTTGATGCATTGTACAGTCAAGCACCATCTGCAGAAGAAGGTAACATAATTAAACTAGATTGGTGGCAAAACTGGGAGAGTCCAGACCCACCTGAGTGTGAATATGTAATACAATCTTGGGATACAGCATTCTCTACACGTAATACTGCAGATTATTCTGCTGTTACTACATGGGGTGTGTTTACAAAAGGATTAGACATGCCTAATCTAATATTATTAGGTGCAGAAAAAGGCAGATGGGATTATCCGACACTTAGAGAGAAAGCAGTTAAGAAATATAAACAACACGATCCAGATTCTATACTAATAGAAAAGAAAGCCTCTGGTCAATCTTTA